GCCGCTCGGCTTGCGCGGCGGGTGCGCCCATGTGCGCGTCGAGTAGTCGTGTCTCATGGTCATATCCTCTCGGGTCAGGTGTCCGGCGCGGCGCGCGAGGTCGGCGGGGTCAGTCATGCTGCGCTCCTTTGCTCTGCCAAGAGGCTGTCACGCTCCCGCACCAGGGCGCGGAGAAGGTCAGCGATGGCGTATGCGTCCCTCGTGTCGATGGCGGTGCGAAGCTGGCCCTCGGACAGAACGTGGTCTTTGATGTGAACCGCGATGAAGAGTTCGACAGCGGCGGTGCTCGTGTCGGTCATGTGTCGGCTCCTTTAGCCTTGGCTATTGCGGTGCAGATTGTGGCGTGTGTTTCGCGGGCGGGCTTCGCCAGCAATTCGCCCGAGAGCGCTTGCGCCCATTCGTCAGTGTATTCGGAGCGGATGAACGCTTCGGCAGCTTCCAACGCCGCGAGAAGATCGTCGCGGTCGGCAATCACCTTCGCCAAGTCCTCCGCGTACAGCGTGGTCTTGCCGTGCAGGTCGAACGCATAGACGTGCTCATTGCCGGTGCGGTATAAGGCGCGGCGGGTGGCTTCGGCGCTGAATGCGCGCAGGGTTTCATTGCTCACAATCCATTCTCCGTTCTGTTCTGGTCGTTCTCGATACCGTCAACCCAAGCCTGCCCCACGAGGGCAATGACAGCGGCGCGGTCGTGGTACGTGTTCACCCAGTTGCCTGCGGTGCCGCTGGTGACGCGGACGCCTTGCAGGATGGCGCTGACTTGCCATTCGCCGCCCCTGTCGTTCCAGTCTGGCTCACACCACACGTCCGCATGGTCAAAGAAGGCAGTACAGGCGTCCTCCGTGGCCGTAGCGGTCATCCATTCGTCGCTCACGTCGCGGGTGCTGTCGCCAAGGCGCGCCCAGGTCGGCGGGCTGGCGAGGTTCAGGCGGGCGGCGGTGACGGTGCGGTGGGGGCGGAATAGCTGGTTCATTTGATGAACTCCTCCCACAGCGCATCTTCATCCTTCGACGCTTTGCCGTTCATTTCGTCGCGGACCTGTTCGGCTTGAGCGCGGTCATAGAATTTGGATATGCCGCCGCTCCTACCTGCAACGCATTGACCGGAGCGGTTCTCGACGGTGAAATACCGTGTCCCGTTCGGCCATTGCTGCGAGCGGACCATGAACCACTTGGGGTCAGTGAGGTGCTTTGCCTTGTGCGTGGTCATCTATCGGTCTCCCGGTGAAAGGAGCGGGGGCCGTAACCCCCGCGCGTTGAGGGTTAAGCGGGGTAGACGGTCGCCTGAAATCCGGTCGGGCCGGACTTGCGAAAGAACGTCAGCGTCGGAACGCCATCGTCGCTGTAGGTCTTCGCCGCCCACGTCTCGGGGAAAACGGGCAGCTTGGAGCCGCCGAGCGTGACAATCATCGCGCGGGTTTCGCTGAGGTCTTCCGCGTCAAAGGTGAAGGTTTCGAGTGCTGCGTTGGTCATGTCTGTTCTCCTTGGTTGAGAACAGACTACATAGACAATAGTCTAAGTGCAAGCCAAAATTAGACTGTAGACTAAAAATTTATAGGGCCTTGCCCAGAATCAATCGAAAGGGCATTTTGGAACAATGCAAGAACAAGAACGAATGTTTATGGAGTTGATGCGCGCAGTACCATCGGGCGCAATCCCGGCGCTTGCCCGTGATGTGCGGGCGCTTACTTGCTTAGAAGTCCACGAATGGACGCCAGCAGAAACTCGCGCTTTTCTTGCGGAAGCTGGAAGTACAGACGACGAAGTTCGTCATAATCCTCCTCGCCATCCATCTTAACGCCAAGCGCATCAGCCAGGGCTTTAGCGTTCTCTGCGCTGGTCGTGGCGTTCTCGCGTTTCAAGAACTTGTCGAGCGCATGGTAGGGAACGCCGGATTCCCGAGATAGAGCGGCCTTGCTCATCTCTTGCGCCTTCATGGCGCGCAGAATGCGGTCTCTGAAAGATATTCCAGCCATGGCGAGATAGTACGCCGGTGGAAAATACGCTGCTACACGCCGATTGTCTAACATCACGGTATTGACCCTCCTTAGACTATAGTCTATTTTGTTTAAGTATGGATAGAACCGAGATTATCAAGGCGGTCGATGATTATGCGGAGGCTTCAGGCCTGTCGCAGTCAACGATTTGTCAGTACGCGCTTCGGAACCGGAAGGTTTACGACCGCTTGAAAAATGGCGGCTCGTGCAGCTTTGCCAGTGTCGAGGCTCTTTTGCGGTGGATGGAAGAAAACCCCGCCAAGGGGGCAGCATGACCACCACTCACCAGATTGCAGCCACGCCTGTCATAGCAGGCTTTCTCGCGCACGGGGGCAGCGTTGGCTGCAATGCCCCCAACCTCCTGTTGGACTACCCCGGTGCTTCGGCATCGGGGGCCTTTCTTCCGGGGGTGGCGTGATGGCTGACTCCCGCAACAAGGGCGCAACCTTCGAGCGCAACATCGCGCGCGAACTGTTCCGCGAACTGGGTATCACGTTCAAGCGTGACCTGCGCCAGTACCAGACAGCCGATTACGGCGACCTCATCACGGATCACGCGGGCTGGCCCTTTGTGATCGAGTGCAAGGCATACGCCAGCGGCGCAGACGCGCAGGCCGCATGGGTCGCGCAAGTGTTCAAGTCGGCAGAGGCAACCGGACTGCACCCGGCGCTGATCTACAAATTCAACAACAAGCCGGTTCGGGCGCGCGTCTGGATGGACGCCATAGCCGAAGCGCATGGCGGAACCGCCGTCTGCACCGAATGGGCCGACCTCTCAATTCAAGGTTTCGCCTACATCGCGCGCGAACTCATGGCGCGACAGGCACAACGAAAAGGTGCCGGGGTCACGGGGTAACACCCGTGGGGCCTGCTCTGCCCGCTGCGCCCCGGCATCAACCGACCGCAGCAAAGAGCAACGCAGCATGAAAGGAGCAAACGACATGCAAATCATCAAAGCCTCAGACAGGCTCAAGGACCGTGGCGGCATCAAGGCCGTGATCCTCGGCCCGTCCGGCATCGGCAAGACGACCTTGCTGAAGACACTGGACCCCGAAAAGACGCTGTTCTTCGACCTGGAAGCCGGAAGCCTTGCTGTTGAAGGCTGGTCCGGTGACGAAGTGCGCCCGCGCACATGGGACGATTGCCGCAGCTTGGCGGCGCTGATTGCAGGGCCGAACCCGGCGCTGCGCGAGGATCAGCCATATAGCCAAGCGCACTTCGACCATGTGAACACCGACAACGCGGCGGCGCAATTCGCCAGCTATGAAACGATCTTCATCGACAGCATCACGGTTGCGGGTCGGCTTTGCTTCCAGTGGGCGCAAGGTCAGCCGCAGGCATACAGCGAGAAGACGGGCAAGCCCGACACACGCGGGGCCTACGGCCTGCACGGTCGGGAAATGCTGGCTTGGCTGACGCAGCTTCAACACGCGCGCAGCCGCAATGTCGTCTTTGTCGGCATCCTCGACCAGAAGGAAGACGACTACGGGCGCACACAGTGGTTGCCGCAGATCGAAGGTTCCAAGGTCGGGCGCGAACTCCCCGGCATCGTGGATCAGGTCATCACGTACCAAGAAATTCAGGCAGAGGACGCCAAGTTTCGCGGCCTCGTCTGCACCAGTCCGAACCCTTGGGGGTATCCCGCCAAGGATCGGAGCGGTCGCCTCGACCAGATCGAGAAACCGCACCTTGGCGAGTTGTTCGCCAAAATCCGCAACGGTCAGCGTGTGGACACGCTGAACACCGAAATCCCGCAAACAGACGCAGCATAAGGAGCAAACGCAATGTCTGACTGGATGAACTTTAGCACCGCAGAGGAACAGACCGGCGGCGACGTGATCCCTCACAAGACACTCGCCAAGGTCCACATGAAAATCCGCCCCGGCGGATACGACGATCCGCAAAAGGGCTGGACGGGTGGCTACGCCACGCGGAACGAAGAAAAGGGGTCGGTTTATCTCGACTGCGAATTCACAGTGATCGGCGGCAAGTACAACAAGCGCAAGGTCTGGTCGCTGGTCGGCCTGCACTCGCCCAAAGGCCCGAAGTGGGAACAGATGGGGCGCAGCTTCATCCGCGCCGCTCTGGAAAGCGCACGGGGCATCAAGCCGCAAGACGCCAGCGACTCCGCGATGAAGGCTCGCCAGATCACCGGCTTTGCCGACTTGAACGGGCTGGAATTCGTTGTGCAGATCGACGTGGAGCAGGCCGAACCGGGCAGCAGCTACGATGACAAGAACAAGATCAACAACGTCATCCCGGTCACGCACAAGGAGTATGCGGCCTTGATGGACGGCACCGCGCCTGTCCAGACCGGCAGCGCCAACACTCAGACCGCACCCGCTCAGTCGGGCGGTGGGTTGCCGCAGTGGGCGCAGTAACGAAGCGCAAGAAGGGGGCGCAAAGCGCACCCCCTTCCCCTGCCGATGAAGCAGACGTCAAGGCCCTCGACCACGCCGTCCAAACGATGATCGAGGGACCATTGAGCGATTGGGACCATAGCCGTCCCCTTGGCTCTTTGAACAGAGGCGATCTGCGGAAACTCGCAACGGCCTGCCTGACAGGCTGGATACTGCAAAGGGCTGCAAACGGATGTCACGCGGACAGCAAAATGGAAGACCTGATTTCCGCTGCGGCATCTGCGGAGTGAACCTTGGGAAGTCCCCCTGGCTGGGGCTTCCCGACGATCCTCACACGGCCTGCGGGTGCTACCCGCCAAAGGAGCAAAAGAGCATGATTACCAAACCAAGCCCGACCGAAAAAGTGCAGGCAATCACAGACACGGTAAAGCCGGTGGCCGAGTACCTGCAAACCATCGGCAAGATCGAAGCTTTCAACGAATTCACCAAGGACGAAATCTGCGGCCTGATCCGCGTGGCTCAAGAAGGGGTGCAGGAAAGCCTGTGCCGCCAAATGGGCCGCGTGGTTGACGACCAGATCCCGTTTTGAGGTCGGGGCCATGATCCTCGACTTCAACAACACCAGCACAAAGGCCGATCACTTTGTTGACCTGATCGACAAGGCAATCGACGCGCAAGGCGCAAGGGAAACCAAGCGCGCATACCTCGGAGGCTCTGCCGTTGGCGAGACCTGCGAGCGGCGCTTGCAGTACGACTTCCAGAACGCGCCACAAGACGAGGGGTCGGGCTTCGCAGCCCGTACCCGCCGCATCTTCCACAGGGGCCACCAGGGCGAGGAATGGATGGCCGAATGGATCAAGGCCGCTGGCTTCAACCTTCGCACCCACAAACCCACAGGTGCGCAATTCGGCTTTGAAGACTGTGACGGTCGGTTCAAGGGTCACATCGACGGGGTGATCGTGGAAGCGCCGGAAGGCTTCAAAGCGCCCGCGCTCTGGGAAAACAAGGTTCTCGGGTCCAAAGGTTTTAACCAACTAAAGCGGCACGGGGTTGCAAAAGCATATCCCAAGTACGCGGCACAGGTGGCCGTGTATCAGGCATACATGCAGCTTGCCGAGCATCCGGCATTCTTCACGGCGCTCTGCGCCGACACGATGGAAATCCACCTCGAACTGATCCCATTCAATCAGGAACTGGCACAGCACAGCATCGACAAGGCTGCAAAGGTTCTGGCGGCGTGTGACCACGGCGAGACCTTGCCGCGCGCCACAGATGACCCTGCGTCCTTCGTGTGCCGCTTCTGTCCCTTCAAGGGAGTGTGCTGGGCGTGAGCTTCTTCGACTTCAACACAGCAAGCGCAGTGGCGACTGACACGCCACAAGCGCCGCAGTGGGCCACGTCACCGGGTTACGACAGTGACGAGGTACGCCGCACACTCATTGCGCAGCTAGAGGGCGTTCTAGGCTACCTCTATCCACAGGGCTTTGCTGACCCCAAAGCACGTAAGTTTTACATCGGCAGTGTTCAAGGCGAAGCCGGGGAAAGCCTCAGTGTCGAACTGCAAGGCGACAAGGCCGGGTTGTGGCATGACTTCGCCACGGGCGACGGTGGCGATATCTTCGACCTCTGGAAAGCTGCACGCGGCCTGTCAAGCTTTCGTGAGACCCTCAAGGACGCTGGCGAGTACAGTGGCGCAACCGCCAACACACCGCGTCGCACACCCAAGCGCAAAAGCCCGAAGGGCGGCGAGGCGTGGGGCGCTCCGACTTGCGTTTATCGCTACACCGACCCCAAGGGCGGCATCATTGCGGAAATCGAGCGGTACGATTGGGAAAAGGATGGCGAGGCGAAGAAGACATTCCGGCCTTGGGATGTCGCGCGCAGAAAGTACACCCATCCAGAAACCAGACCCCTTTACAATCTGCCGAACATTGCCAGCGCGCCCGAAATCATTGTCACCGAAGGCGAGAAGGCCGCAGACGCGCTGATCGCTCAGAACATCGACGCGACAACCGCAATGGGCGGCAGCAATGCCCCGCTCGAAAAGACCGACTGGACGCCGCTACGAGGCCGGAAGGTCGTGATCTGGCCCGACAACGACGAGGCGGGCAGGGCATACGCCGAACGCCTCAAGACGCACTTGGAAGCGCAAGGCGCGCTTGCCGTGTCGATCCTGTCGGTTCCGACCACGCGCCCCGCCAAGTGGGACGCGGCAGACGCCGAAGGTGAGGATCTTGGATCGCTCATCCGGTCAATGCGGGTGGATGCTACCAGCGAAAGCGCTGTGCGCTTCAACGTGACCTTCTGGGACACCGTAGACCTGGCCGCAATCCCGCGCGTCGAATACGTCTATAATCACTTCTACGCCAAGGGCTACACGTCCGTGACAGCCGCACCGCCAAAGGTCGGCAAGTCGCTATTGGGGCTGATCGAGGCCGTAGACATCGCAACCGGTCGCGGCATCCTCACGGGTGACGTGCAAGCGCCGCAGCGCGTCTATTACTACAACGCGGAAGACGACCTGAACACGATACACAACCGGGTCGGCGCAATCCTGAAGCACTACGGCATCGGACAGGAAGAAGTCCGAGGCAGGCTTGCGCTTGAATCCGGCGTTGGTGACGGCGGGTTCTACATCATCAGCGGGCAAGAGGGCGACATAAACGAAGCGCAGTTTCAGGCGATGGAGAAAGCCTGCCTCACGCACAAGATTGACTGCGTTATTCTCGACCCATTGCAAGACCTTTCACGTAGCCCCGAAACTAACGAAGTGATGCGCCTTTTGGGCGGTCGCCTGCGCCGCATGGCAAGCAAGTGTCAGCTTGCTATCGGTCTGATCCACCACACGCGCAAAATGCAGGCTGGAGTAAAGGCCAGCATTGACGACATGCGCGGCGGTTCTGCGCTGCGAGGTACAGCCCGCTTTAATCGCTTGCTGGTTCCCATGTCCGAAGACGACGCGGTGAAGGCCGGGTTAAACGATCACCGTTCACACTTTCAGGTTGGCGACATTGAAGGCAACCTTGCACCGCCATCCAGCGACTACGCGAAGTGGTACGAAAAGGTTTCCGTCATCGCAGACAATGGCGAAAGCGTCGGGGTTGTCACGCCTTGGGATTGGCCGGATGCGTTCCACGGCTTGCGCCGTGAAGACGCTGTTGCGGTCAGAAATGCAATCGGTGAGTGCGACCCGCCAGCGCGGGAACACTATTCAAGCCCCGATTGGGCCGGTCTCATTGTGGCCGATACACTGGGCTTGGCTTGCGAAGAAAAGCCCGAACGCGCCCGCGTCAAAAGCATCCTGAATGAGTGGATCAAGTCCGGCGTTTTGTCCGTCGAACTATGGCGAGACCCGAAATCACGCCGCGATGTGAAGGTCATTCTGCCCGGTTCAAACAGCCTTTCAGAAGGTCAGGAGCCATGACCAACCGAACACTAACGCACACTAACGCGACAGTAAAAAACACGAGGTGTGCGCTCACCCCGTGCGCACCGCACACCACCCCCCTCTATGGGGTGTGGGGTGTGGTGTGCGCGGTGAGTGTTGCCACCCTCACCACGAAACCGCGCGCACACTAAACCGCACACCAAAAGGAGCCGCCCAAATGAACACCAACATGAAACCCGCCGACGAACTGCTCACCATCCGAAAGCGCATCAAGGAACTGCAAGCCCGCGAGAAGGAAATTTCGGACGGCATCAAGTCCGGTGATCTGGATGACGCGGGAGACTTCGCAATCGCGCGGCTGTCCCCGCGCAAGACAACCCGCTTCGACAAGAAGGCCGCAGAGGAAGAACTGGGCGACCTGTCGCGCTTCAACGTCACCGGCGAGACCGTGACGCTGACCTTGGATGAACTGGAACTCGCCCCGGAGGCACGCGCATGACCCTGCACCAACACCAGACAGCCCGTCTCAACGCCACGCCGCGCCTTGCGCACATCGACACGCCGGAGCCGGTGACGCCGAAGTTCGACAACCTGGAGGACGCGATAGAGGCCATGAAGGCCGACGCGCGGGACATCAAGCGCCGCAACGCGGGCCTCACCGTAAAAGACGGGGCGCAAATCGAAATCACCGACGCGGAGATCCTCGCCATCATCGCCAGCAGACCCGGCGCGAGTGCTGACGAAATCGCCAAGATGTGCCGCCGCGCACCGGGCACCATGCGCAGCCGGTTGTCGAGCATGACGCATCGCGGGCAGGTCAAGGTGCAGATGGTCAAGCAATCGGGCCGCTCCATCCGCACGTTCTATCCGCACCCGTCGCCGCCAAAGCTGACATCGGAGGGCAACATCATGCGGGCCTCGCCTATCCGTGACCGCTTGGTGGCTTTCATTCGCGCAAACCCCGGATGCAGCACACCGGAAATCGCAGAGCACACGGGCGTTTCCAACAAGCTGGCGGCTGCACAAATCGCGGAGGCGCGCAAGAAAGTCAGCATTCGCAGCGTCGGAGGCGGGGGCAGCACACCCGCGCGGCACTGGCTTGAAGCGCAGGAGGGCGCGTGATGGGCGACCAGCTATTCACCGGCTATCCCAGCACCTTCGAAGCCGAGTGCGCGGAGCTGCGGGCAGAGAACGCGGCGCTGCGGGCAAGGGTCGAGGCGCTGGAAGCGGCGTTGCGGTTTTACGCGGATGGCACATGGCCGGAAGATTACCCCGGCGGCGTTCTGTATGCCGAGGAAGGCGACGAACACGCCAACTGTCTCGATTACGGCGACCAAGCCCGCGCCGCGCTACAGCAGGAGGCCACCACAGCGCCACACAGGCCGGACAACGGCTGACACCAGAGAGGGCAGGACAGTGAAGAATTACACCAAGTCGGCAAAGCGACGGGCCAAGAAGCAACTGGCAGGCTTTGACCTGGCCGAAACACCCAAGCGGGAACCGAACGGGCGAAAGCAGCGCGAGACATCCACCAAGCCGGGTGTCGAGCGAAACCCGGAGGCCGTGGTTCTCAAGGCAAGGGCGCGACACATGGGGCAAGCCGAGGGCAAGTTCAAAAACATGCGGGCTGCGATGCTCTCAGACGCCGCAGGAATGGCCTTGTGCCTCAAGTGCGACCCGGACACCGCCCAAAGGCTATGGGGCCACTATGCGGCGCTTACATCAGCGGAGGCGCGCTATCACCGCACACTTGGCCTAAGCATCCACGCCAAGACGGCGAAAATCGAAATGCAGCCCGAGCGGTTCGAGGTCAGGGCCGACACGACACCCGACCCGCGCACCCAGGAAGAACGGGACGCCGCCGCCGCGTCAAGCTGGGACAAGTGGAACCGGATGCTGAACGAGATCGGCCTAGCTCACCGGTCCGCCATCGACACGGCCAAGCAGGACTTCGCGCCGCTGGTGGATCAGGGCAAGGTCACGCCAGCCGGGGAGAGGTTCGTGGATGCGATGCGGGCGCTTGATGGGGTTTGTGCGAATTAATCCGGGGAAATATCGCACAAAGGTGTTGACGTGTTCGCTCTTATGGCGCATAGTCGTTACATAGACAGAAACACAGCAACCCGGAGAGATAAAATGAACACCGCAACCGAAGCCAAGCTGAACGAAATCCTCGCCTTCGCACGTGAGGGCCGCGAAGTCCTCCCGATGATGTTTCAGCCGATGATGGGCGGCAGCAACGCAGTCTCCGCCGCGATCCGCATTGCACTCAAGCGCGGGCTTCTGGTGCAGGACGGCGTTGACGGTTGCGGAAAGCCGAAGTACCGCGCGCCGATGCCGACAGCGACACACACAGCACCGGCGGTCACTCAGTGACCCCGGCCCGCCGAAGTGCCTTGCAGTGGTTCTATGACAAGGGCGCAGTCGTCAAAGCCCTTGCGTGTGCAGACGCACCTAGCGCGACGATGATGAACCAGATGCAGAATGACGGGCAGTTGCAGATGAGCCTAGAAGGCTGGGTTCTGACCGACAAAGGCCGTCAAGAATTGTGGGAAAGCAGATGAGCGCGGTTAAGGTCGAAGATCTCCGCCCCGGTGACGTGGTTCGCGGCACAGTGCATGAATGCGCCTGCGGTTGTGGCGTCGTATTCATAGCCCGTGCGGATGCGATGTATTACACAAACGCCTGCCGGGTAAGGGCAAGCCGGAGCCGAGACAACGACACGGGTTGACAAATCCGCGTAGACGGGTCACAAAGAGAAAATCGAAGATTTGCGCGCCTGCGGGGAAACCTTGCGGGCGTTTTTCGTTTCGGCGCTACTCCCCACCGCTCCACACGTCAGCGGTCAGCCACTATGCCCTATGGGGTCAACCCGGCGCGCCGCACTTCATGAAGCCGGGAATTTTGGCGGGCGTGAATATCCAACATCGGAGACAGACACATGAGCGACCGTGAAGAGGGCGCAACCAGCGGCCCTACGCGGAAGCTGGACGCCCGCGAAACCCGATTTGTTCAAGAGTATCTTGTCAGCCTTGACCCAAAGCAGGCGGCTTTGACTGCGGGATACAGCGAGACTGTAGCAGCATCCAAGGCTTATCAGTGGGTAAGCAATGGTAAGGTTAAGCCGCATGTCTTCGCAGCCGTGCAAGAGGCACAGGCCGAACGCGCCGAACGCACCAAGATTGACGCTGATTGGGTGCTGACCCGGCTGGCGACAGAAGCCAACGCAGACCTTGCAGATATCCTTGACGATGCGGGCGCAATAAAGCCCGTTGCCGAGTGGCCGCTTATCTGGCGGCAGGGTTTGGTCGCGGGCATCGACATTACCGAAAACACGGTCGATGGCGTGAAAATGGGCGAGACCGTCAAGCTGCGCCTGTCCGACCGGATCAAGAGAATTGAACTGATCGGAAAGCACGTTGATGTGCGCGCGTTCTCGGAGCGCCACGAGCACACCGGCGCAGGCGGCGGGCCGATACAGACCGAAGAGGTAAGCGCGATTGACCGCATCAACAGCCGCCTTGATAGCCTCATTGCCGCACAGCCAGAGGGCGACGATATTTCGGGGGCTGAGTGAAAGCGACCTTGCCAAACTCGAACACGACTGGCGTTTTTGGGCGCGACCAGAGCAGCTTGCACCGGAAGGCGATTGGTCGGTCTGGATTGCACTTGCTGGACGGGGCTTCGGAAAGACCGAGGCAGGCGCGCAATGGGTAAGGCAGCGTGAAGCAGCGGGGGCACGTTCAATCGCGCTTGTGGCAGAAACGCAGAAAGACCTGGAAGAAGTCATGGTTCCCCGGCTTCTGTCGATCTACCCGGCGGATCAAGCGCCTTCGGTAAGGTTCCGCCCGGTGCGGATCACTTGGCCGTCTGGCGCGGTTGCTCTGGGCTACAACGGCACCGAGCCGAACCAGCTTCGCGGGCCTGAGTTTGACACGGCTTGGGTCGATGAGTTGGCGAAATACAGATACGCCCGCGAGACTTGGGACATGCTGCAATTCACGATGCGGTCAGGCGACGATCCGCGCGTGTTCGTGACGACAACGCCAAGGCCGATTCCGGTCATCAAGGAAATCGTCGCTGACCCCGGCACGGTCATCAGCAAGGGATCGACCTTTGACAACGCGGCCAACCTTCCAAAGCAATTCCTTGACCGCCTCAAGAAGCGATACGGCGGCACGCGACTGGGGCGGCAAGAACTTAACGCCGAGATTTTAGACGATCTGCCGGGGGCACTTTGGACCCGCGCGATGATTGACGACAAGCGGATACAGGAAGCGCCGGACATGCGCCGGATCGTCGTGGCAGTTGACCCGTCCGGCACCGCAGGCTCCGAAGATGACGGCGACAGCATCGGGATTGTGATTGCGGGGCAGGGCATCGACGGGCGCGGCTATGTGCTGGGAGACTGGACGTGCAAGCTATCGCCGGACGGATGGGGCAAGCGCGCCGTGCAGGCGTATCACAAATTCGGGGCAGACCGCATCATCGCAGAACGCAACTTCGGCGGCGCGATGGTCGAGCATGTCATTCGCACGGTCGATAAGTCGGCCAGCTACAAGGAAGTCACCGCCAGCCGGGGCAAGGTCGCACGGGCCGAACCTATCGCTGCGCTATACGAGCAGGGCCGCGTGTCACACGTTGGCGGTTTGCCGGAACTCGAAGACCAGATGTGCCAAATCGGGCCGGAAGGCTTCATCGGTGAAGGTTCACCGGACAGGGCGGATGCGCTGGTTTGGGCGCTTTCGGAACTGATGCTGGCTGACCAAGCGACCGCAGGCGTGTTCCTGAGAAAGAAGAACAGATGAATCCTCTTGCTTTCATGGTCAACGCGGCACGACGCCTGGAGAATATGTTTCCGGGCTATTTCCCCGACCAGAAGCACGACCACATTAAGGATTTCGGCTACCCCACGACCGTCATATTCAACCAGACGTACCAGATGTACCTGCGCAACGGCGTGGCACGGGCGGCAGTCGAAAAGACCATCCTGAAAACATGGCAGGACAACCCGACGCTCTGGGAAACGGAAAAGCCGGAGGAAACCGAGCGCGAGAAGGAAATTCGCCAGAAGTTCGATGACCTGCGCTTGTGGCAAAAGCTGGCAGAGGCAGACCGGCGGGCGATGGTTGGCGGCTATGCTGGCGTCATCCTGCGCTTTGCGGATAGCAAGCGGTTTTCCGAGCCGGTGGATACGGTTCCGGGCGGGCTTGATGGTTTGGTCGAAATCATTCCGGCATGGGAAGGGCAGTTGACCGTTTCCGAGTGGGACGGCGACGAGCGGTCAGAGACCTACGGGCAACCTCTGATGTTCGGATTCAACGAGGCGGCAGTAGGCGACAACCAACGGCAGGCGAAAAACCGCAGCTTCGAGTTGCACCCGGATCGCGTCATCGTCTGGTCAAAGGACGGCACGGTTCACAATCGCTCCGATCTTGAGCCGGGGTTCAATGACCTCATCACGATGGAGAAGATTAGCGGGGCCGGTGGCGAAGGCTTCTGGAAGAACTCGAAGTCAACCCCGATTTTGGAGACAGACGCGGGCGTCAGCATCGAAGACATGGCGAAGGGAATGAATGTCCCGGTCGCTGAAATCGCCGACAAGATGAACGAGCAGGTCGAGGACTTCAACAAGGGCTTCGACGCCATGCTGATGCTGCAAGGGCTGAAGGCGAAGACCCTTGGCGTCACGCTGCCCATCCCGGAACATTTCTTTGCCGTCGCACTGAATGCCTTCGCCGCGTCCATGCTGATCCCGGTCAAGATCCTGATCGGGATGCAGACCGGCGAGCGGGCCAGCACCGAAGACGCAGACGAATGGGCGCAGACCAACAAGGCGCGCCGGGTCAACATCGCTATCCCGAACATCATGCAGATGGTTCAGCGGCTGGAGCGGTTCGGCATCCTGCCCGAACGCGATTGGCACCTGCACTGGCCGGACCTTACAGAGGCCAGCATGGCCGAGAAGATCGACCGGGCCGTAAAGATGGCCGAGGTGAACGCCAAGATGCTGGATGAGCCGGTTTTCTTGCCGGAGGAAATCCGCGCAGCCGTGGATATGAAGGCGCTAGGCGACCTGCCGGACCCATACGGCGAAGAAGGAGATGAAGATGAGTAAGAAAATCCGCGTCAACATCCGCACGGTCGCCAACATGGGCGGCATTCGGCGCGAGCGGCGCAACGGGCGGGACAAGATCATTGTTCCGAGCGCAACGCTGCCCGATGGCATCGTGATGAACAACATCCAGTATCCGGCGGATGAGATCGAAAAGGGTTTTGCGACCCTAAACGGCACGCTGGCCCCGCTTGGACACCCGACCGTTAACGGGCAATTCGTCAGCGCATCGCACCCCGAGGGCATCAATATCGGTTGGATCGGGGCTTACAACGAGAACGTCCGGCGCGAGAATGGCCGCGTGTATCTTGACAAGGTGATTGACGTGGCCCGCGCGAACGAAAGCGAAGGCGGCAAGGCTGTTCTGGCGGCTATCGAGAAGGGCGAGCCGATCCACACCAGCACCGGCCTTCTGTGCGACCTGGAGGACACCGAGGGCGACGGCTTCAAGCACATCGCCCGGAATATGCTTTTCGACCACGACGCCATCCTCTTGGGGGAAGAAGGCGCGGCCACGCCTGAGCAGGGCGTCGGAATGCTGGTCAACGCCTCTGGCGAGGCTACCGAAATCGAAGTCATCAACTCGGCTCTGGAAGACGCAGACCGGGAACTGGATTGGGCGGTGGATCACCTCGCCCGAGCTTTGGAGCGGCGCGAGCGTGTGCCGATGCTGGAGCGAATGAAGACCGCACTTATCGAGGCGTTCACGCCAATGCGGGAACCCGACCCAACGCTGAACAAAAAGGAAAGCGAAATGGACAAAGAACAGTTCGACGCGCTGTCCGCGAAGGTGAACGCCCTCACGGATGCACAAGACAAGATGGGCGAGACCATCGCCAATGCCGTCAAGGACGCGGTGAAGCCGCTGGTTGACGCACAGGCCGAGATGAAAGCCAATCAGGACGCCAAGGACAAGGCTGAACTGGAAGGCCATGTCGCGGCAATCGTGAAGGCGAACATCCTGGACGAGGAATCGGCCAAGGAACTGACCCTGAACGCCGCGCGCAAGCTGGCCGAAAAGGCCAAGCCCGGCAAAGCCGCAGCCCTCAACGGCGCATTCGGAGGCAAGGAAGACGCCGACGAATGGGAAGGCTATTCCCTCAACGCCGCAATCGACGGCACCAAAGAAAAGGCGGTGAACTGATATGGCTGGCAACGTCATTTATCGCGGGCCGATTGAACGGCAGCCGCGCACCATCAACAAGCCGGTGGCGGGTGCATACTTGACCGGCACGATGGTCGAAGAAACGGCGACTGAACTCGTCCAGATCACAACTGGCTTGGCAAAGCGCCCCCTGATCCTGACCAACATGGACTTCAAGGATCAGGACATTGCGACCGCATACACGGACGAAGACACCGGCATTGCTTACGAGCCGATGCCGGGTGACGTGTTCCAGTGCCGGGTTGCAGCCGCAACCTATGCCAAGGGCGCACCCCTGACCATCGCGGCCTCTGGTCGTCTCGCAGCCGCAACCGCCGCAACGGTGGTCGTGGCTTTCTTCGATGACACGCCGGGCGCAAAGTCGGCGGGTGATCTGGTGGATGTCGTGTGGGCTAATTCCTACACCGTCCCGGCGGCATAAGGAGGACACCTGACATGCTCCGATTCACACAAGAACAGCAGGCGTTCATTCTGGCAAATCGTCGCCAGTTCAACGCCGCTCAGACGGCTATGGCCGCAGCCCACGGGCAAACGCTTGTTGGCAACGCCCTGCCGCTCCCCAAGGACGTTTGGGGCGAATGGGACCGCGAAGGCATCGAAGTTCAGCGCACCACGCTGGCAGTCTTCAACGACCTCGCCGCATCCGTCGCAATGCCCATGCCGATTGGCAAGCTGGTGCATCACTTCCAGACCATCAGCGACAGCGGGCAAGCGAACATCTCGCTCGACGGGCGCTCCAAGGGCCGCACTGACCAGCCGGTCTTTGCCTACCACGGAACGCCGCTGCCCATCGTTGACAGCCCGTTCAGCTACGGCTGGCGGCAGGTCGAGGCAGCACGCACCGAGGGCTTCCAGCTTGACAGCGCGGGCCGGGCCAACGCCATGCGCACCGTTGCCGAAAAGGCGGAAAACATCGTGCTGGATGGTGACGCATCCATCGTTGTTGGCGGCGCACAGCTTTACGGCCTGCGCAACCATCCCAAGCGGAACACCCGTTCGACCACGAACACGCTGAATGGCGCGACCGGGGCCGAATGGCTGGCGGATATCACCGCAACCCTGAAGTTGCTTCACGGCGATAACTTCAAGGTTCCGGCGACCATCTATGTCAACTGGGACGATTGGTTCTATGCGACCAGCACCGAGTTTACGACCGGCTATCCCAAGACCATCGCTCAGCGCGTGCTGGAACTTGGCGGCGTGCGTGAAATCATCCCGTGCGATAGCATCGTGGCGGATGAAATTATCGCTCTGGTGAAGGACCGCCGTGTGGTGCAGATCCTGAACGGGATGCCGATGTCCACACGGGCGCAGTTCCGCGCGAACCCGGAAGACGATTACAACTTCGTGACCATGATGGCCGCGTCGTTGGAAGTGAAGTTCGACGCAGAAGACAACTGCGGCGTTGCTCACTCGACCTGATTTCCATGAGGGGCCGGGAAACTGGCCCCTTTTATGAGATCAGCAGGAGATAGAAATGGCAAATCCCTTCGATTCCGTGGCCGCTCCTAGCGGGCCTCTGGCACCATCAACCGACATTCTGGAAGTCACGCCGGACGACGACACGGACCTGACCGTAACGGCGCGTTCGTTCTATGCCGAGGTTGCAGGCGACATTCGCGTGACCACGGCATCGGGCAACGTGCGCACTGTCCCGGTCGGCGCGTTTCAGATCATCCCGACCGTCATCACTCGTGTTCACTCTACAGGAACGACCGCGACAGGTATCGTTTGCCTCTTTGGATAAGGACCAGCCCATGAAGATCGAAATCACAGAACCCGGCGTTTACGACCAGGACGGCAAGCGCGTTCCGGTCGGAACTGAAATCAACGTCAAAGGTGATGGTGTTCCGGCATGGCTCAACGGTAAGGGCCGCGTTGTGGCTCAGGCCAAGGCAAAGACTGCCGTGACGAACCCGGCGAAAGACCCGGTGCAGGAAAAGGCCGACTGATATGGCCGCGACTGTCGCCGCATGGATCACATACGCCGCTGCGGGCGGTGACGCTGTTTCCGATGATGCGGACAGCGCGGCGGCACTCGTGCGCGCACAGCGGCATATTGCGCACCACTACTTGAACCGGCTTTTGCCGGGCGTGGATGCGACCACGCTGGCCGTTGTGGATGATGCGACATACGAGATTGCCAAACTGGAACTGGCAACGCCGGGTTTCTTCAACAAGGTATACACGCCAGCCGAACAGAAGGTGTTGACCGAGGTGAAGGGTATCCGGTGGACGCCGGTAGCGGGCGGCAAGGGCGGCTTTCAGGACGCCACGCCGGTCAGCACGCTGGTTGACGCAATGTTTGACCCGTATGTGACTGACCGCCGGGGGCCGTTCTTCGGCTTCATGACGGTGGGGAAAACGCCAGCATGACCGGCACCGCCATTGCAGCCGAGATCGCCGCAGCCCTTGCCGAAGCTGGCGAGGCTGTCGGAACGGGGCCGCTGGTCTGCACCATCCGCCGCGCGAGTGCCGAGCCTGACGAACCTCAAAACCCGTGGGACGAACCTGCGGACCCGGTGAACGCGCCGACTGACTACGCGGTGACGGCTGTTGAGGACGTGCAGGACATCCGCGACATGAGCGGCACACTTGTTGGCATCCAAAAGCGGACGCTGACGGTATCCGCGACGGGTGTTGCGCCGCTCAAGTCTGACACGATTGCGGTCGGGGTTGCGCCAAGCGCGGTGACGGCTGATACTGCGTTCGAGCAGATCCTTGCCGTGAAGCCGCTCGCACCTTCCGGGGTCGCGCTTTTGTATGAGTTGGAACTGAGTGCCTAGCACGTATCAACTTTGGTGCATCTTGTGGCACCTCAACCGGGGCGACACCGACGCCGCGCGGATCGTGGCAAGCCTACCGCCTGAGTGCTTTCGCCCGTTCGACGCGATGCTAGAGGCGGCGTTCATTCTGGGCATGTCCCGAGACTAACCACCACCACAACCGAACCAACCGGCCCTGCCTTGAGCGGGGTCTTACGCATGGGGGGTCGCATGGCCCAAGACCGCCTGACACGCCAGCAACGGCGGCAAATCCGCGAACTGCTCGCCACGCATGACCCGCTCATTCGCGCGGCGTTCATCCAGGCAATCCGCAACGCGCGCGGCGCGCTGGATTTTGACGCGCTGACAGCCGCCGTGAGAGCCAACGACTTGCAGCGGGCATTCGACCTGCTGAGATTGAACCAAGCCGTTCTGTGGCCGCTAGAGGAAGCCATACGGGCCGCAATCTATGCCGGGGGCGCGACGGTGACACTGCCGAGGGGCGTTCAGGGCGCTTTCTCGTTCGACGGCAACCATATTCGGGCGCAAGAACTGGTGCAACAGATGGGCGCGCGGCTGGTGACGGAACTGGGCAACCCCGGTTTCGAGCCAATCCGCGACATCATCCTTACCGGCCAACGCGAGGGGCTAGGCGCGCAACGCACGGCGCAGAACTTGGCGGGCAAGCTGAACCGCCGCACCGGCATCCGCGAAGGCGGCATCATGGGCCTTGACCAGCCACGGGCAGACCGGGCCGCAAAGGTTCGCGCCATCCTGTCCGACCCTGACCGCATCGGGGAGTATTTCAGGGGCAGTGACCCGCGATACAAGCGGACCAGTCGCCAGTTTGACAGCCGCGTTCGCAAGGCTATCGAGCAAGGCAAGGCGCTTTCGCCGGATTGGGTGGACCGGATAGCGAAGGACCACGAGGCGCGGTTGATTAAGGACAGGTCGCAGACAATCGCGGCCAACGAGACTTTCAGGGCACAGGCACAAGGGCGGCGCGAGGCTTACGCGCAGTTGATGGAGAGCGGCGCGGTTGAGAGCATCCAGAAGCGGTGGAACCATAACACGTTCAAAGACCCGCGACCGGATCACGCGCGGCTTGATGGCGTGGAGGTCGGGTTCAACGAGGCTTTCCCGGCAATGGATGACGGTTCGATGCTTCAATTTCCACACGATCCAGCAGCGGGGCCGAACCACAGCGTGTCATGCAAGTGCACGGTGATTTACATTCCGCAGTATCGGAGGCCGACATGAGCAAGAGTTTCGTGGCCCAGCTTGACGACATCATTGATCTGACTGTTGAAGCGATGGAATACACCATGCGGCAGTCAATCTCTGACGTGATGGTCGGGGCGCAGGAAACGCAGATCGGCATCACGCAGGGCGCAACCAGCTTTGTCGAGGGCAAGGTTCCTGTCGGTGGCGGCCTGACCGGCGGCGAACTGGCGAACAGCTTGACCGTGGATGGTGCCGAGGGCGCTGACGTTTCGGTGAAAATTCAGGGAATGGAGATTGGCGACACGATGCGGTTCGCTTGGACCGCGCCACATGCGCGCCGGATTGAATACGGCTTCACTGGCGAGGATAGCTTAGGCCGCACCTACAACCAGCCGGGGCGCTTCTTTATGACCCGAAATGCCGAGAAATTCCCCGCCCATGTCAAAAAGCGCGCGGCTGAGGTGCGCAAGTGATCTCCAACACCGCCATCGCCAACGTGCTAGGCCAGCGCCTGCAAACGCTGGTTCCAGAGCTGGCAATCGCATGGCCGAACAAGGACCTGCCAGCCGGGACGACGCATCCTTATCTGGTGTTTGACCATGTGCCGGTGAGCCGGACGGATGACACCCTGAGCGGCGGCGTTCCAATCAGCCGGGGCTTTCTCATGGTCACGGTGATGAGCGAAATCGGCACCTTCGCCAGCACGGCAACCGATACCGCCGAGGACGTGGCGGCGCTCTACCCCTACGCTTTGCGCTTCGCTGTGACGGGCGGAACCATCACCATCACCAACCCGCCAGAGGTCATGCAGGGATATCCTGACGGCCCGCATTGGCGAACCCCTGTCAAAATCAATTACGAGGCATCCTGATGGAAGACGAACAAGCACCTGTCGAGCAGGCCGAAGCGCCGAAGGCGACCAAGCCCAAAGCCAAGCCCAAGCGCGTCAAGATGCGCAACACGCGCGCCGGGAACGGCAAGGTCGGCGACATCGCACGCCCGTGGGAAAAAGACGTTCCCGTTTGGGAGCAAGCGGGCTGGGTCCGCGCCTGAGTTTGCCCCGCCTGCGGGCTGATCTTCGGATCGAACGGTAGGCATTTCCTCAACTTTGGACAGCAACATCCGCCCCGGCGGCCCTGTCCGCTTTGCCAAAATGAAAGGGCAAAACAATGGCTTCAACACGTAACAACATCGGGAAAAGCATTTACTTTTCCGCATCGCTACCGGCGACAAACGACGCCGCAGGATTCGAGGCCCTGACGTGGCTCGAACTGGAAACACCGCAGACTTTGCCGCAATTCGGCGTCACGCACTCGAACATCGACGTGCCTGACCTGAAATCCGGCTTCACCAAGGGCAACAAGGGCGCGGCGTCCGGCGTGGACAGCCAAGGCTCTTGCCGCATCGTGGACAGCGCACTGGCGACCAATCAGGCGACCTTCAAGGGCATCTGCGACAGCGCGGGCGGCGACATCGCCCTGAAGATCGGCGCAGGCTCCGGCACGGCGAACGCTTTGGCCGAGGGTGACGTTGTGGAGTACGCGCAGGGGTACGTGCACAGCTACCAGGAGAACCAAGCGACCGACAGCACGCATGAAGGGTTCACCTACAACTTCAAGCAAAATGAACTGACCGTCAAAGACACTGAACCGGCGGCCTGATCCGCTTCGGCGGGTAATCGGAGGGTGGCGGAATGGTTCGCCGCTGCCCTCCACCTTGAACCATGAACCGCAAAGGATAGAACCTTGGATTTCAACATCATCAACACCAAAGCGGACGCAGATCGCGGGTCAATCCTGCACTTCGTCCACCCGCAAACCCGACACCCGCTCTACACTGGCGAGGGTGCCGACGAATTGGGCCGTCTGGTCGATTCATCCAAGCCTCACGAGAAGGTCACGGCGCGCGTGCTGGGCTTTGAAAGTGAGCGCGTTCGGGAGGAAGCCAAGCGCGTCCAGAAGGCAGCGGCGAGAACCGGCGTTCATGACGATAACGGCTATCGGTTCGCGGCGTCACTCATCACCGAATTGAACGGCGTCTTTGACGGCGACCGGAAAATCGGTGCATCGTTCGAAGACCTGAAATGGTTCTTCAAGCGGTCGGAAGACTTCGCAACCCAAACAATCGAGTTTGCCAAGGATTCCGAGAATTTTTTCGTGGAGCCGTCGCCCGTCTCATCCTCTACGCGCGGCAAATCGGCTTCCTCCACTCAACCCCCGAAGGAATGAAGCAGACCCGCTTTGCTCAACTACAAGAGCAGGCGGTGAAGTGGAAAACCGAACCGGAACACGACCTGCCTGACCTTGAGGCAGGTCAATATCTAGTTGACGCCATGTTCAAGCTACGCCCGACACGTTCGAGCGCGGCGGGCATGGTGCCGACAGACTGGCCGGAAATCGCAGCCTTCGCGGCGGTCACGCAGAGGATAGACGAGCCTTGGGAATGCGAGGCGCTTTTTGATATGTGCCAAGCCTACTACGAGGAATTGCACACTGGCGAAAAGCCGTTGGCAATCCCTCCGGTGGAGCGGGGTTAGGGCTTGCAGATGTAAGTGTCGAGCCTTGGCGCTGACCCTGACTTGGGGCGCATGATGTGCAGATGCACGGCGTCCCGCCCGGAAGGCCAGAACACGGCGAACCTATCCGGGGACACTTCGTAAATATCGAAAACCAAGCCATCGCTGGTGATTGGCATTTTCGTGATGCTGTCGCCATTCGACAAAACCAAAGCGCCATCCTGCACCAGTAGGGCGGCGCTGGACTGCGGAAACTCCGGCGAATTCAGGTGCGTGCCTTCGCAGTTGTATGTTTGGGCGGTTGCGCCGGTCGCGGCGAACATCGCCACCAGTAGAGCAATCTTCATCTTCAATTCCCTTTGTCCTGTCGCTGTAAAGCTATGGGGTCGAGGCTGTTTCGGCAAGGAACACCGCATATGAGTTTTGCAGAACTGGTGCTCGACGCAAGAACAGACGGCCTGCGGCGTGCCAAGGGTGATCTTGACGACCTGCGGAATACGGGCGCGCGCACAGAGCAGGGCGTGTCCGGTTCGATGGGCAAAATGTCCAAGGGCTTCAATGTGGCGGCTATCGCGGCGGGCAAGATGGCCGTGGCCGCAACCGCAGCAATCGCATCCGTTGCGGGCATCGGCCAGGCCATCGGCGTCATCCGCCAATTCGAGAGCAGCATGTCCCAAGTCGCGGCCATCACCGGCGCGACGACGGCTGAACTCGCGGCGTTGCGCGACGTTGCCAAGGATCTCGGATCGACAACAGAATTTAGCGCGGCGCAAGCTGCGGACGGTCTGAAATTCCTTGGCATGGCCGGGTTCAACGCCGCCGAAAGCATCAAGGCCATCCCGGCGGTTCTGGACCTCGCCACGGCCTCGGCAATGGGGCTGGCACAGGCGGCGGACATTTCGTCCAACGTGCTTTCGGGCTTCGGTCTGGCGGCTGGAGAGGCGGCACAGGTCGCGGACGTTCTGGCGGCGGCATCATCGCGGTCGAATACATCGGTTGCCCAGCTTGGCGGGGCCATGTCCACGGTCGCGCCTATCGCGGCGGCGCTTGATATCAGTTTGCAGGACACGGCGGCGGCTATCGGGGTCATGTCTGACGCTGGCATTCAAGGTGAGCGCGCAGGGACAGCCCTACGGGGCGTGCTGGCGTCTCTGGCTGGCCCTACAGAGCAGGCGGCGGATGCGCTGTCCAAGTATGGCGTCACGGTCGCGGATGTGGACCCTGCCACCCGGTCACTGACCGAGATTTTCGGGCTGTTGCAAGAGCGCGGCCTATCGACTGCCGACGCGATGGAGATTTTTGGTCGTGAGGCGGCGTCCGGTGCCTTGGTGCTGACAGAGGCAAGCGCGCGGGTTGGCGAGTTTGGCGAGGAACTCCGAGGCGCGGAAGGCGCGGCGTCCGACATGGCGTCGATCATGCGGGACAACCTCGGAGGCGCTGCCAACACGCTCATGTCAACCGTGCAGGGGCTTGCCATTGCCTTGGGAGAGGCGGGGCTGACTGCCGTTCTGGTGGCGGCGCTTGATGGGGCGACTGCGCTTGTTCGTGGCCTGACGATGCTTGTCGAAGGTATCGGCGCGGCGATTGACTTCGTGCGGCGGCACACGACAGCGACAGAGGCCGTCACTGAGGCGATGCTTGAGCAGACGTTGCAAGGCGGCGACCTGAAAACATCGACTGACGATGTAGCGGACGCTTCGAGGAACGCAGCAGAGGCGGCGCTGCAAGAGGCGCGCGCCCGTATGGCGGTGATCGACGCGCAACGCGAAACAATGGCTATGAGGGCGATGGAATCCGAGGCGTATCAGAATCTCGAATTTGCCATTGGCGAGGCGACGATTGCTTACACCAACTTCATGAACGAGCAGGAGCGCAACGGCGGCAGGTTCGCCCCGATGGCGGATGAAGATGCACGGGCGCTGGATGACATAAAGACCCGCCTCATCCTTGCCCGGAACGCACAGCAGGAATTGCTCGAAAGCGCGACCTTCACCTCCACGGAATACAACAACCTGCAAGGCGATGTTGCGCGGCTGGAGGCTGAACTCGCACTTGCGGCGGCGTCTGGCGGGAAGTTGCCTGATGAAATCATCCCACTAAGCCCGATCATCACCAGCGCGACCGGCAACGTATCTGCCCTGAAATCCGTTCTAGATGGCGCGGCAGCAGCAGCACGGGCTTTGGCTGGGGCTATGGCATCGGCGGCAAGCCAGCTTGGCCCGCTCGGGTCTGCACTGTCTGCGCTTGGCGGTGGCGGCATTCTGGGGCGCGTCACGGGCAACGTGGGCGGCATCCTCGGGAACATCATCAACAGCGATGCGGTGGACGCGGCGGGCAACCGCTTGGCCCAGCTTGGCAACACGATGAAGATCCTGTTCGAGCGGTCGAAAGAGGCGGCGGTTGCGCAGGATCAATTCGCGTCATCGCTTGGCAGCGCAGGCGGCGCGGCGGGCAGTGCCGAGAAAGACGTGAAGGCCCTTGCCGACGAGATTTCGCGTCTTGAGGACGCAGCCGATCCGACACGCAAATTCGTGCGGGAACTGGCGCGGCTGGACGAATTGCGCGCGCTCAAAAACGGCCTGTCCGATGGCGCATATGCGGAAGGCGTGCGCGCCCTGAATGAAGAACTGGTCGAGAGCACGCCGCTCTTGCAGGGCGTCAACGACGCCTTCGGGAACATGGTCGATTACATGTTCGACGGCTTCAAGGACGGGATGAAAGGCATCCTGAACATCTTCGTCAACAGCCTGAAGCAAATGGCGGCGGCGGCGCTCAAGAGTCGCATCACCATTGGCGTCGGCATGGCTGGCGGCGCGGGCGGTGCGGCAGCAGCGGGCACACCGGGCATGGGTGGCGGTGGTTGGCTGTCGGCGCTTGGCAGCTTCGGCGGAGGCGTGGGGGCCGGGTTCAGCCAAGCCATCGGAGCAGGCAGCGCGGGCATCTTCAACGTCATGGGCAATGCTCAGGCGGCGGTCGCGGCAAGCCAAGGCGCGGTCAGCGCGTTTTCTGCCACGGTCGGCGCGGCACTGCCCGTCATTGGCGCAGCGGTCGCGGGCTTCACGCTCCTGAAATCCGCCATCGGCACCACGACCAAGTTGACGAACGCCATCGAAGGCCGGTTTGAACTGGCGGGTCTGACCGGCGGCGGCGAATACGACCTGAAGGAAAATGACGGCTGGTTCTCGAAGGGCATCGAAAAGAACTTCGAGGCTTGGGAAGGAAGCTGGGCCGAGGACATCGGACGTCACGCGGACGAGACATTCAGGGAAATCGCGGGGCAGGTTCGGCAATCCATCACCGACATGGGCCTTGAGGTGCAGGACTTCGTTCACGACTTCGACTTCCAATTCAAGGAAGGCTCGCTTGAACCGGGCGCGCTTTATACCGTGGTCGAAGAGGAAGCCCGCAAGGCCGGTGATGCAATGCTGAAAGCTGCGCTTGAGGCGGCAGGGCTGGCGCGCGAAGGCGAGACCGGCGCGGAGACCTTGCAGATCCTGAACCAAGCGATGAACACCGTGAACGGCACGTTGCTCTTGTTCGGCCAAAGCATGATCGAGGCAGACGCCAATATCGCGGGCGGGATGCGCAGCCTGATTGAAATGTCGGGCGGGCTGGATGCGTTCAACACCAAGGTCAGCACCGTTTTCGAGGGAATGCTGACCACGCAGCAGCAGACCGAACGGGCCACGGCAGTCGCTCAGACAGCCTTGGACGGGTTCAACAGCACGTTTGAGGAACTCGGAATTGTCCTGCCCGAAACCCACGCCGGGTTCATGGACCTCCTGAACAGCGCCGACCTGACGACCGAAGGGGGCCGCAATCTCTACGCCGCCCTGCTCGACGTGGCGGATGAGTTTGTCACCGTCAACGGCACGGCGCAGCAAGTTGCCGACGCTGCGGCGAATGAATTGGTCCCGGCGCTTGAAGATACAGGCGATGCAG